CGGTGCAAGTGTAACTGGTAATACAGGTTTAACAGGAGCGACTGGCGCAACTGGTCTTACCGGTGTAACAGGAGCAACTGGTGCAAGTGTAACTGGTAATACTGGTTTAACAGGTGCAACTGGTCTTACCGGTGTAACAGGAGCAACTGGTGCAACAGGCTCTGGTGAAACAGGTGCAACCGGTTTAACTGGTGCTACAGGATTAACAGGAGCAACCGGAGCAACCGGAGCAACCGGAGCAAGTGTAACTGGTAATACCGGTGCAGTTGGCGAAACAGGAGCAACTGGTGCGGTTGGAAACACAGGTGTTACCGGTGCGACCGGCGCAACAGGCGCTGGTGAAACTGGTGCAACAGGTGCTGTTGGAAATACAGGTGTTACCGGTGCAACTGGTGCAACTGGTGCAACAGGCGCTGGAGAAACTGGCGCGGTTGGAAACACAGGCGCAACCGGATTAACTGGTCTAACTGGTCTAACTGGCGCAACAGGAGCAACAGGAGCTACGGGCTCTACTGGTGCAACCGGCGTGACAGGCGCGGGTACAACCGGTGCGACTGGAGCAACGGGCCCTGCAGGCGCAGGCTCATCGATGTACATTGAGCGCTACCAGGTGCAAACAACAAGCGGCGAAGAATTTTATCTACACTCTTATGACGTTAATCAAAAATCAGCTCTTACGTGGAGTCGTTCTACTACTACGTTGACAGTTACCTCTACGTCTCACGGGCTAACAACCGGTGACCGTATTATTCTTCGTGACACAAACGTTGCCACCGCACAGTCCTTAACCGTCACGGTTACCGACGTAAATACATTTACCGTTACGGTTGCCAACACAGGAACAAGCAGCGGCGCAACTGGAGTTTACTCTCGCGGGTACAACATGGCGCGCGTTACCTCAACTGTGACTTTATACGCACCTACAGGTGGTGGAGTAACATTACTTGGCGGCATGATGAGACTGCCTTCTTCTGTAACGTCACCTGTTATTTTTAACTACGCGGCGGTAGGGCTTAACTCTTCAGCCGCAGACAGGTACCCGCCCATGATCTTTGGTTGGCGTGAAGACACCAATGCTCAGACGGCTCCTAACTTAAGTCTTGCATCACTAAGTGGAAATGATCAAGTTTCTATTTCATTGCCGGCAGCCAACAGAACTATTAGATTTAACTTCGCGTAAGGGAGGATAGTAAATGACGAAACCGCTATCCGGTCGCTTTACGGTAACGTACGTAGCTGAAGTATCAGCAGGCGTCTACACCATCTCTGGAAATTTCACCGATGAATCTGGTTTATATGGGCCAAGTGATATCGCGATTGGTCAAAGAGTCTATCTATATGATAACACAGCAGGTTCTATTCGATATGAAATTACCACACTTAACAGCGTAGCTTCTAACCCAGTAACACTTACCGTTTCTTGGGATGCTGCAGGAACTGCAATTGAACCTCCTGGCGGCGTGGGCGCAATTCTTGCAGTTACAGATAATCTTCTTTTACCAGAGCAGCCTTCATTTACGCAACAAGGACTTGACGAATCTCTGTCTGCAAGTATCATCGCGGAAACATATCGCGAGCAACTTGACTCAGTTGGCAGCACCGGATCACTTGCCGACTACGTCCCACTTACACAAAAGGGCCAAGCCTCTGGTGTTGCATCACTTGATATTAACGGCAAGGTTCCTACTGAGCAACTTCCTGCAGGATTTGGCACAACAGGCGCTACAGGATTAACCGGTGCAACAGGCTTAACTGGTGCAACTGGCGCTACAGGATTAACCGGTGTAACTGGAGCAACAGGTGCAACAGGCGCGCAAGGAACTTCAATCAATGTTCGTGGTAGCGTTTCTTTAGTTGCAGATCTCCCCGCGACTAGCAATGCTGTCAATGATGCTTATATAGTTGATGCAGACGGTGATTTGTATGTGTGGGGCGGGTCTTCTTGGAGTAGCGTCGGACAGATCGTCGGGCCAGCTGGCGCTAACGGTGCGACAGGAGCGACAGGTTTAACTGGTAGCACAGGAGCTACTGGAGCAACTGGTAATACTGGTGCAGTTGGAAATACTGGAGTCACTGGCGCAACTGGACTAAACGGAGCTACGGGTTCAACTGGTGAAACAGGCGCAACTGGTGCAACTGGTGCTGGATTTGGAATCTCATACTTAGGAAACTATAATCCATCATCTGGCTATCTGCCAGACATTGCAGTAGTAAGAGGATCAGACGGACAGCTTTATCTTGCTAAGGCAAGCGGCCAACTAGGTGACCCAATTGATTATTTAAGCAATGGACAATGGGAAATCTGGATACCTAAAGGTCCTACTGGTGCAACAGGCGCGACAGGCGTAGCTGGGAATACCGGAGTCACTGGAGCAACTGGCTTAACTGGTGTTGACGGAGCTACCGGTGCAGTTGGAGCAACGGGTTTAACTGGTTTAACCGGTGTAACTGGAGCAACAGGAGCAACCGGAGCAGTTGGTAACACCGGTGCGACTGGTTTAACTGGTGCGACAGGTTTAACTGGCGCGACTGGTCCTACCGGACCGACCGGTGCAGATGCGATCTTCTCAACAAACGAAGGTACTCCGCCAACAGGAGCTGAAACCGGCGATGCATGGTTTGATCCATCAAGCGGTACTTTCTTTATCTACTATGATAATTTTTGGCTGGAAGCTTCGAGCAGTGCGTTAGGCGAGCAAGGCCCGGCGGGTGCGACTGGAGCTACCGGAGTCTCGATAGTTGACAACTTCCAGGTAACAAACTCAGGAGCTAGCGCCTACACAATTGACGGTGCAAGTAACCCAACCCTGACGTTGGTAAGAGGCCAAACCTACTTTTTCACCGTAAATGCCTCAGGACATCCTTTCTGGATACAGACCGTGTCAGGCGCGTATAGCTCAGGAAACATCTATAGCACGGGATTGACCAATAACGGCGCCGCTGTAGGAGGAATTACCTTTACGGTTGCCGCAGGCGCACCAAATACCTTGTACTACGTGTGCCAGTATCACTCATCGATGGCTGGAACAATACTTATAATTGGTTAGCGTGAAAAATTCTTACTTTTACCACTAAGTCAATTTAATTTATCTAATATAGAATATCTCTTCGGGAACCTCTCTGTTCCCAACACTCGAGTGAAATGAGAAAGCAAATATGGCCATTGACTTTCCTAATGCACCGTCCTTAAATCAGACGTTTACATCAGGTTCGACAACTTGGCGCTGGAACGGTACTGTTTGGTTGGTAGTTCGTGACTTTGCACCTACAGGTGCAACAGGCGCGACCGGCCCAACTGGTGCACAAGGTAATACAGGAGCTACCGGTCTAACCGGCGCAACTGGCTTAACTGGTGTAACTGGTGCAAACGGTGAAACAGGCGCACAAGGAAATACAGGCGTCACAGGCGCCCAAGGAGAAACAGGTTTAACAGGCGCAACCGGCCTAACCGGTATGACTGGTGCACAAGGTGAAACAGGTTTAACAGGAGCAACAGGATTAACTGGTGCTACAGGCTTAACTGGTATGACTGGTGCACAAGGTGAAACAGGCTTAACTGGTGCTACAGGATTAACAGGAGCAACTGGTTTAACTGGTGCTACTGGCTTAACTGGTATGACTGGTGCACAAGGTGAAACCGGTGCTACTGGTGCTACTGGTGCTCAAGGTAACTTCGGTGGTATCACCCTAGATTACACATTTGACACCAACACATCTATTTCAGATCCAGGATCTGGAAAGCTTAAGTTTAACAACGCTAACCTAACATCTGCGTCAACATTATCTATCGACGATCTTGATGATTCAACAGCAGACGTTCAGGCAATGCTTCGCACAATTGATGATTCAACATCAACAATCAAGGGCCACTTCCGTATTTCCCTAAAGGAAGATTCTAATACATTCGCGTTGTTCACAATCAGCGGTGTTACAGAAGAAACTGGCTACTTTGAGGTAGCATCTTCATACGTCTCAGGTTCAGTAACATCATTCAGCAACTCTGCTGATGTTATCATTACCTTTGCACGTACAGGTGATGCTGGTGCTCAAGGTAACACTGGTGCTACTGGTCTAACCGGTGCAACAGGCGCTACTGGCTTAACTGGTGTAACTGGTGCAGACGGACTTACAGGTGCTACTGGTCTTACTGGTGCAACAGGCTTAACTGGTGCAACAGGCTTAACTGGCGCAACTGGTCTTACCGGTGTAACTGGTGCTCAAGGCGAAACTGGTCTTACTGGAGCAACTGGTCTAACCGGTGCTACTGGTCTAACTGGTGTAACTGGCGCGCAAGGTGAAACTGGTCTTACAGGCGCTACTGGTTTAACGGGTGCTACTGGTCTTACTGGTGCAACCGGTCTTACCGGTGTAACTGGTGCTCAGGGTACATTCGCAACAGTAGATGCAACACCTCCAGCTTCTCCTCAAACAGGAGATGCTTGGTTTGACTCTGCGTCCGGTCTAGTATTCGTATACTTTGACGGATTCTGGGTTGAGGCCGTGGGCGGAAACATCGGACCTACAGGTAACACTGGTCTAACTGGTGTAACTGGTCCAACAGGTGCTCAGGGTAACTTCGGCGGTGCAACATTCAAGTACTCATTCGGTACAAACACCGCAGATTCAGATCCAGGTGCAGGTAACTTCAAGTTCAATAACGCGACGTTATCATCAGCAACATTGATGTACATCAATAAGGAAGACGCAGATGCATCAGACATCTCAGGCTTCCTAACAACTATTGATGATTCAACAAGCCCAATCAAGGGCCACATGAAGGTAACAAATATCGCTAATTCGAACGATTTTGCGTTGTTTACAATTACAAACAACAGCATCACAAGCTCGGATTATTACAAGGTAGCTGTTTCCTACGTATCAGGTGCAACATCGTTCTCAGCAGCAGAGTCAACAACCATTACGTTTGCACGTACTGGTGACGCTGGCGCAGCTGGTGCGACAGGCGCAACTGGCCTTACAGGTGCAACCGGCTTAACTGGTGCAACCGGCTTGACTGGTGCAACAGGCCTTACAGGTGCAACAGGTGCTACAGGATCAAACGCAGTTTTGACCCTAACACTTAACGCACAAACAGGCACAAGCTACACACTAGCAACCTCAGACGTTAACAAGCTCGTAGAGCTTAGCAACGCATCTGCGATTACGTTGACCATCCCAACAAACTCAGCAACACCAGGGTTTAACGTTGGTGACCAGATCAACCTATTGCAGACAGGTGCTGGACAGGTAACTGTCGGCGGTGCGGGCGTAACACTTAACGGAACTCCAGGCACTAAGCTTCGCGCTCAGTGGTCTTCAGCAACGTTAATCAAGCGTGCGACCGATACATGGGTAATCGTCGGAGACCTTTCCGCATAACCCCTTCTTAAAGGAAACTGCCCGTTCTTCTCCGGAAGAGCGGGCAGTTTTTTATGCTCGTTTTTAAGATAAAACTCGAGACTTATAGTATAGTATGCCCATACCATTGCAGTAGTGAGAGAGTCACATGCCTATTGATTTTCCTAACACACCGAGCGTAAATGACACATTTACGTCGGGCTCAACCACCTGGAGGTGGAACGGCTCGGTATGGAAGGTTGTTCGTGATTTCGCGCCTACCGGTGCGACGGGACCAACCGGCGCAACAGGTTTAACAGGCGCTACTGGTTTAACAGGCGTTACAGGTATCAACTGGCGAGCCGCCTTTGATTTTGTAGAGTACAACGTCCGTGACGTAGTTCAATACAACGGTAGTGCATATTTTTGCAATACGTTTATCGCAAGCGGAGATGTTGCCTCACATATCCCGGGTGCATCTGCCCGCTGGGATCTACTCTCTGCTAAAGGAAATAACGGAGCTACCGGCCTAACCGGTTTAACAGGAGCAACGGGCGCAACAGGTTTAACAGGCGCAACCGGTTTAACGGGTATGACGGGCGCAGTCGGCGAGACTGGTGCAAACGGAAATACGGGAGCAACTGGTTTAACGGGAGTTGATGGCGCAACAGGAGTTGCTGGAAACACAGGGGCAACAGGATTAACTGGTCTTACAGGTATGACTGGAGCAGTCGGTAACACGGGTGCAACCGGTAATACGGGTGCACAAGGTGAAACTGGCTTAACTGGCAGCACGGGTTTAACAGGTAGCACTGGATTAACAGGTCTAACAGGAGCTACCGGTGTAACAGGCGCTAACGGTGAAACAGGTTTGACGGGCGCGACCGGTATGACAGGTATGACCGGTATGACAGGAGCGCAAGGTAACACCGGTGCGCAGGGAAGCTTTGGCGGCATAACTGTTGACTATACCTACAGTACTACGACTACAAATGCAGATCCTGGCACAGGTGCAGTTAGATTTAACAATGCAACTCTTGCGTCGGCAAGCGCGATGTACATCGACACCCTCGACGACGCATCTATCGACATGTCATCGTTCCTTAACACAATCGACGACTCTACGAGCACTATCAAGGGTCACTTTAAGATCTCTAAGAAGTCCGACGCAAGCATCTTTGCGTTGTACACTATTAGCTCGCTAACCGACAACACAGGCTGGTTCACCGTATCTTGCGCGTATGTCTCCGGCTCGGGAACACTGGCAAACAGCGAAGACGTTCTTATTACGTTCGCGCGAACAGGTGACGTCGGTGCACAGGGGAACACCGGCCTTACAGGCTTAACAGGAGCAACTGGAGCAACTGGCTCTACAGGAGCAACCGGCGCAACCGGTGCAACGGGCGCAGGAGAGACTGGCGCGACGGGTGCAACTGGTTTAACAGGCGCAACTGGTTTAACCGGCGTTACAGGTGCGCAAGGTACGTTCTCAACTGCAACGACGACCCCTCCAGCGTCACCGCAGGTTGGAGACGCATGGTACGACTCCGCATCAGGAAATGTATATATTTATTATGATGGATATTGGGTAGAGGCTGCAAGTGCAAATGATGGTCCTACAGGTAATACTGGGTCGACAGGTGCAGTCGGCGCTACTGGATTAACAGGTCTCACCGGCGCAACTGGTTTAACGGGCGCAACGGGCGCAACGGGAGTTACAGGCCCTTCTGCCTTAACAACAAAAGGTGACATCGCAACCTTTGATACGGCAGTTGCAAGATTAGCCGTAGGCAACAACGGTGAAAGCCTCGTAGCAGATAGTTCCACTTCCACAGGCTTGCGCTATCAAGGTTCAAACGCCGCAGGTCGTAACTTTATTATTAACGGTGCTTTTGACATTTGGCAACGTGGAACAAGTGCTTCAATCGCTGCTTCTCAGATTCTCAAGTTTTCAGCCGATAGATGGATTACTTCAACTAACGCTAACCAAGCAATTACTATTTCACGACAGGCAACAGGTGACACCACCAATTTGCCAAACATTCAGTATTGCGCTCGTTATCAGCGCAATTCGGGGCAAACAGGCACAGGCGGTGTTTTCTTTACTCAAAACGTTGAAACAGCAAACGCCATACCGCTGGCAGGAAAAACTTTTACTTTTAGTTTTTATGCTCGCGCAGGTGCTAACTTCTCGCCTACTTCAAGCGTATTGCAGACTTTGATTTATGCTGGAACAGGCACAGACGAAAACGTACTTAACGGCTACACAGGCAACACGAACCCTGCTAACTTCTCGCCTACTTTGACAACAACTTGGCAGCGTTTCAGCGTTACTGGCACTTTTGCTTCAAACGTAACAGAGTTTGCGCCGATTTTTTACTACGTGCCAACTGGTACGGCTGGGGCTAACGATTACTTTGAAGTCACTGGCGTTCAACTTGAACTTGGTTCAGTAGCAACTGCCTTTACTCGTACAGGTGGAAGCATCCAAGGAGAATTAGCCGCTTGCCAGCGTTACTTCCAAATCTTGGGTGGCGATGTGTTTAATGAGTACTTTGGAATAGGCGCTGCCTTAAATACAACAGACTCAAATACTGTTATTCCCACAAAAGTTACAATGCGTGTAACACCAACAACAACATTTACGACTGCATCAAATTATAGAATAATCCAAGGTGTGACATCGACTAACTGTTCAGCAGTTACTGGAGATGTTTTAACAAAAAATACATTAGCACTTCAATTTTCTGTTACTTCTGGATTAACTTCTGGTAATGCTACTCGACTTCTTGCAAACAATACATCAGCCACAATCTCAATTAGTGCGGAGTTATAGAAATGGCAATTACATATACAGAGGCAACAAACTCATTGGGTGATTTAATTATCCTAAGAGATAATGGGGACGGAACAACCTCAACGATTCCTGCCGACCCAGCCAATAGCGACTATCAACGCTATCTAAATCCTGAGGCGGAACACTTCACACCGATTTTGCCGCCTGAATAACCTAAGACCTTCACCGCAGGCAAAACCTGCTATAATACCTATGAAAGGAGTAAAACATGCCAGCGATTGATTTCCCAAACTCACCGTCCGTGAATGACACGCATACGGTCGGCAACCGTATCTGGAAATGGAACGGTACTACCTGGGATGTTCTACGCTCTAGCGTGCCTTACTCAACGGGTGCAACGGGTCCTACGGGAGCCGTTGGAAATACAGGTGTTACCGGTTTAACAGGCGCAACAGGTTTAACGGGTGTAACCGGTGCAAACGGAAATACCGGGGCAACAGGCGCAACCGGTGAAACAGGCGCTACAGGTTTAACAGGGTTAACCGGCGCAACCGGTTTAACGGGCGCAACCGGTGCAACGGGCTTAACAGGACTTACCGGGGCAACTGGTCTTACCGGTGCAACGGGCGCAACGGGACTAACAGGCGCGACCGGAGCATCAGCCGCATACGCGCAGACAACGATGCCGACAGGAGCTGTCAACGGCTCTATCTGGCTAGACACGGACGCAACCTCTACCACGATCTTTGAACAATACTGGCGCAAGGCGGTCGTCACCGCAGGTACAACAATCAGCGGAGTCGACGACTTTAGCCTTACATTAGCATACACCGTAGGATATGAACAGGTGTTCTTAAACGGTGTACTTTTAGTTCGCGGCGTAGACTACACCGCAACGGACGGTACGAGCGTCGTATTGACTACGACTACCGCCGTCGGCGAGTACGTCGAGATCATCACGACAGCAACGTTCACCGCAGCTAATACCTACACACAAGCACAGGCTGATGCACTATTTGTTCCTGATTCAATAGTTGATGCTAAGGGTGATTTGATTGTGGCAAGCGCGGCTGATACAGTTGCTAGATTAGCGGTGGGCAACAACGGTGAAAGCCTCGTAGCAGATAGTTCCACCTCAACAGGCTTGCGCTATCAGGTGGCAAAAAATCAAAATGGAGTTTATAACTCGTCAATGGACATCGCACAACGAGGAACAACTTTTACAACTGTTTCAGGTGTTGCCTATACATTAGACCGCTGGTCATCGTGGGCTTCTGCGGTTGGTTCTAGCCTAGTAACGACCCAAGAAGCAGGTACAGCAACATCTCGTTATTCTGCAAAATTGCGTAGAAGCACAGGCAATTCAAACACAGGCGGTCTTTACTATTTCCAATCATTAGAAACTGCTGATAGTTATCGTTTCCAAGGTCAAACTGTAACTCTTTCTTTTTATGCAAAAGCAGGAGCAAACTTTTCTGCCGCATCTTCTATTCTAGTTTCAAATGTAGCCACTGGCACAGGCACAGACCAGATTTTTTACAATTACACAGGAACAGTAAGTAACACTCAAAATAATACTTTAACAACATCTTGGCAAAGATTTACTCAAACCGTTACCTTGTCAGCCTCATTGACAGAAGTATCGGTATCGTTTCTTTACACTCCAGTAGGTACTGCTGGGGCAGACGACTCTTTCTTTGTGACTGGTATTCAGTTAGAAGTTGGAAGTGTCGCAACTTCATACAATCGTATGAGTGGAAGTATCCAAGGAGAATTAGCCGCTTGCCAGCGTTATTACTACCGCTCAACTGCTCTTACAGGTTTTCAGACAATGGGAAGCGGACACGCAACATCGGCTACTAACGGTGTTATGTACGCACCTTTTCCAGTAACTATGAGAGTTTTACCTACATCTGTTGATTTCAGTGCGTTAAGATTAAGTGATACGTATGCCTGGGATTCAGCAGTTACGGCTTTAAGTATAGTTAGCACATACAATTCCAACACAATGGGCGTTGTTAATTGCACTGTTGCATCTGGAGCAACTGCTGGAAAGTTTACCTCATTGCAAAGCAATGGTTCAGGCTATCTCGGATTTAGTGCGGAGTTATAGAAATGAATAATGTAACCTTTATTACAGATGCTCAAGGAATTGAGCAAGTTATTATTGACCACGGCAACGACCAATTTACCTCAATGCCTAAGTCGGTCTATGACAAGCAACAAGCGGAACAATCCACACCGAACGAAGGGTCTAACTAATGGCTACTATCGGCGAGACAAGCCGCCCCGCGTTTGCGTATGACTCAGCTACAGACACCTGGGTTCCTGTAGGCGTCGGCGCACACAACCACACCACATTTTCTACCGACCTATCAATCAATAGCGTAGGCGTTGGGTTGGGTGCAGGTAGCGTTGCGACTAATACGGGTGTGGGTGTTACTGCACTTGCTTCTAACACGACAGGCGCAAACAATACTGCCATTGGATATGAAGCATTAAACGCAAATACAACAGGAGTAAGCAACGTTGCAGTAGGTAACTTTGCTCTTAAAGCCACTACTGTTGGAACTGGTAATACTGGTATTGGTAAAGATGCTTTAAGATTAAATACAACTGGGTTTGGAAATACAGCAGTAGGTGTTAATTCATTGGAAGAAAACACTACAGGGGCAGGCAATGTCGCAGTTGGTGCTGGAGCATTAAATAAAAACACTATTGCTAGTAACAACACCGCCGTTGGAACGGACTCATTAAACCAAAACACGACAGGTTCTTTAAATGTAGCTGTTGGTAGTTTTGCTCTCTATGCAAACACGACAGGCGCTAATAACAACGCACTTGGCTATAACGCTCTTTTAAGTAATACAGTAGGCGTCAATAACACTGCCGTGGGAGATAACTCTCTCGATGCAAATACCACTGGTAGTAACAATGTTGCTGTAGGGCAAAATGCGCTAGGAGCCAACATTGTGGGCAACTGGAATACTGTAGTTGGTGTAAATGCTGCACTTTTATCCACTGTGGACGATGCAACAGCATTTGGTGGTGGCGCTCTTGGTTCCTTGACAACAGGCACAGGCAATACTGCGCTTGGTCGTGCTGCTGGATACTACACAAATACAGGAACCAGCAATACTGCTGTTGGCTGGTTTGCATTATTTGAAAATAGAACTGGATATAGCAATACTGCTGTTGGTTATCAGGCTTTAAGAAACAATACAACAGGTGTCAACGCTTTAACTGCTAATACAACAGGTTCTTATAATACCGCTTTTGGCGGCTATGTTTTAGACGCAGTTACAACTGCTACTGAAAATACTGCAATAGGTTACAATGCGTCAACATCGGTTACTACTGGTCAAGGAAATACAGCACTTGGATTAAACGCTTTGGCTGCTACAACCACTGGTGCTATGAATGTTGCCGTTGGTCGTTATTCAATGAACGGCAATACAATTGGTGTTTCAAATGTTGCAGTTGGTAACAGTTGTATGCAAAGCAACACGACAGGCTCCAACAATGTTGCTATTGGCGAGACCGCTTCATTCTATAATATAACTGGTGCGAATAATACTGCAATTGGACATCAAGCATTGTATGGTGTTTCTGCAAATAGCCAAAGCAATAACACAGCCGTTGGTTATAGAGCAGGAGCCGCAATTACAACAGGCGGCGGTGGGGTATTTATTGGATATGATGCTGGCGGAAGCACCACGACAGGTTCAAATATAATCTGTATTGGTCAAAACACACGGGCATCCACCGCAACTGTTGCAAATCAAATAACACTTGGCGATTCATCAATTTCAACAATCCGCGCACAGGTAACATCAATCACCGCACTATCAGATGCGCGTGATAAGACAGACGTTGAGTCAATCCCAGTTGGACTAGACTTCATTAACAAGTTACACCCAGTTACGTTTACCTGGAATATGCGTGATGGCGGTAAGGTTGGCATTAAGGACACGGGCTTTATTGCCCAGGAGCTGATGGCAACCGAGGACGAGGCTGAACTAGCCGAATACCTACAATTAACTTATCGAGACAATCCTGATAAGTTAGAGGCTACGCAAGGTAGACTCATCCCAATTCTCGTTAAGGCAATACAGGAACTTTCAGCAAAGGTCGCTGAACTAGAAGCAAAGGTAAACTAATATGGCACATACAGATAGCGCGGTAAAGACAATCACTAAGGCTACTCCTACAGTTGACCTTGATGGCAAGGTAATCAAGTGGGACGTAGAGGTTGAGTACTCACTTAATGACTACGTATCAAAGTTTAACAAGTTGGTAGAGGTTGAAGCTACAAAGGCACCGGCATCTTTCAACAAGGCCGAGCTATGGGCACTCGTTAACGAGACTCACCTCGATGCGGTGTACGAGTCACAGTACGTATCAACTCAGATTCCGGTAGAGGCTACCGAGGTCAAGGTTGATGACTTCGATGTGGATTCACTAGCGTAATAAGTAACTAAAGGACAAATTGATGCGTAAAGTACTAATTGCTACGCCATCTTACGATGGACGAATTGACGTTTGGTATGCAAACTCTCTCGTGGAGTCTATTCGCCTAGGGCTAGCTAACGACGTCTATTTCCAACCCATCTACATGTCCTATGACGCACTTGTACAGCGCGCCCGCAATGATCTCTTGGCGATTGCCGTCGAGAACGAGTTTGACGACATCATCTGGATTGACTCTGACATGGAGTGGAATCCTGAGTGGTTGTTAAAGCTACTTGCATACGAGGAGGACGTCGTAGGCGGAACCGCGCCGCGCAAGTCCCTTGAAGAATCATACGTAGTTAAGTGCAGTCCCGATAACTTAGTTAAAAATGACAAAGGTTTAATTGAGGTTGAGGCGTTAGGCACGGGTTTCTTGCGCATGAGTAAGAACGCCTTTACGCACCTATGGGATAACAGCGAGCCTTATGTTCACAACGGCGCAGACAAGCGCTGGGTATTTGAGGTTAAGGTCCAGGACGGCGACATCATCTCAGAGGATGTTCTTGCCTGTAAGAAGCTAGCAGATGGCGGATTTAAGATCTACCTAGACCCTGCTATGACCTGTGCGCATATCGGTACCTTAAAATTCACAGGAAACTTTGAACAATGGATGACCGCTTTGAAAGGTGCTGAGTAATGGCAAAATCAAGAGACATAGCCAGTAAGTTATCTGATGCCAATAATAATACGGCGTATGGCAGCTCTGCCCTATCTGCATTAACAACTGGATACGATAACACCGCAGTTGGATTATCTTCTTTAGCAGTAAATACAACAGGTGTATACAACGTTGCAGTAGGGCGCAATTCTTTAGCAGCAAATGTGACTGGTAGAGATAATATTGCAGTTGGTTCTTATGCGCTTGCCACTAATACAAATGGTTCACAGAACACTGCTTTAGGACACACGGCACTGCGGTTTAATACTACTGGAACAAACAATACTGCAGTTGGTTATCAAGCGCTTAACGCAAATACAGTAGGCACTGACAATACTGGAATTGGTTTTAATGCTCTGGTAGCAAACACAACAGGTACTAATAACGTAGCAGTTGGTTCATATGCTCTTGATGCTAATACTATTGGTTACCAAAATGTTGCGATAGGAAGAGAAGCGCTAACTTCAAACACGACAGGTGTTCAAAATGTTGCAATAGGAACTGCACTACCAACAAATACTGTTGGCTATAATAACATTGCTATTGGTTTTTGGTCAATGTTGGCTAATACTACTGGTTCAGAAAATACAGCAGTAGGTATACAAGCACTGAAAGAAAACACTACAGGCAGTGGTAATACTGCAGTTGGTGCTTATGCACTTGATGCAAACACAGTTGGTTATTCAAATACCGCTGTAGGAATTGCATCTTTGGGAACTAATACCACTGGTTATTGGAATGTTGCAGTTGGTGAAAACGCAATGGGTCTAAATACTATTGGAGCGGGAAATACTGCTTTAGGACGTACTGCCTTATACTCAAATACTACTGGTTCTGATAATTCTGCGGTTGGTACAAATGCTTTATATTCAAATACTACTGGCGCTTCAAACGTAGCAGTTGGCAGTTCAGCGCTCAATAACAACACAATAGGCATTTACAATACTGCTGTCGGTGTTTCTGCTCTTCGCCAAAACACAACTGGCAGTTCAAACACCGCTGTTGGACTTAATGCTTTGTATAACAATACAACTGCTGGGAAGAATACAGCAATTGGTCAAGAAGCGATGGTTGTCAACACTGTAGGTAGTGAAAATGTTGCAGTTGGTTATCAAGTATTGTACGCAAATACAACAGGTACAATGAACACAGCAATTGGCGCATACGCACTTGATAACAACACAACAGGTGTTGAAAATACTGCTGTTGGTTGGCAAGCGCTAACAAGCAATACTGTTGGTTATTACAATACATCAGTTGGTAGAAGTGCTTTTGGTTCAGTTACAACGGGTTTAAGAAATACTGCAATTGGTTGGGCTGCTGGCAACGCTTTGATTACAGGAAATGACAATGTTACCATCGGGTATGGCGCAGATTCAACATCCTCATCTGCAAATGGTGAATTCACTCTTGGCAATGCAAGTATTACTAACCTTCGTTGCAACGACACTACAATTTCAAGTCTTTCCGACGGGCGCGATAAGACGGATGTTGTTGACAATCCTTACGGCTTAGATTTCATCAACGCAATCAAGCCGCGCCAGTTCAAGTGGGCAACACGCGATGGCAACGTAAAAGATGGTGAAACTCGCCTTGGCTTTATTGCCCAAGAACTTCTTGAGGCAGCAGATGGAAACAATGATGTGCTTGACCTAGTGTACGAATCAAATCCTGACCGCTTAGAGGCTAAGTATGGAAATCTAATCCCTGTATTAACCAAGGCTATTCAAGAACTATCGGCAGAGAACAAGGCACTTGCAGCCCGTCTTTCAGCCTTAGAATCTAACTAATAAACAGGTTTATTTTATCTGCGTGTAGGCAGACTTTCTGGCGTTAATCTTGATAAGGTATGACCATGAAAGTTGCCGCATACGCCATCTCGTTAAACGAGGAAAAGCACGCTGCCCGCTGGGCTGAAACCACAAAGGACGCGGACTTCCGCCTTGTGTGTGACACCGGATCCACAGACCGTACGGTTGAGATCCTACGTGAGCACGGAGTCATAGTTCATGAAATTAGCGTCAAGCCTTGGCGCTTTGACGTTGCACGCAACACCGCACAGAGTCTATTACCTAACGACATAGACGTATGCTTGTCTTTAGATATGGACGAGCTCGTAGATGAAAACTTCTTTGAGGAAGTTAAGAAGCAGTGGGTTATTGGAGCTACAAAAGGTTGGTGTGAGTTTGACACCGGACACGTTTGGTGGGGTTGCCGTCTTCACTCGCGACATAATATGTATTGGAAATATCCAATTCACGAGGTATTTGTTCCTTCGCTTGATACACAAAATGTTAGCTGCCAAATTCACGGAGTTAAGATGTATCACGAGCCTGACAACACAAAATCGCGCGGGCAGTACTTACCTATGCTTGTTGCCGCGTCTAAAGAGTTTGGAGAAGATCACCGCATCTGGGTTTACCTATGTCGTGAATACTACTTCTATAAGCAGTGGGAACTTGTTATCAGCGCGGCTGAAAAGGTTACAGAGTTTAGTAAGGACTGGTACATCGAGCGTGCAGCCGTGTGTCGTTGGGCCGCGGAGGCTTCGCGCAACATCGGTAAAAAAGAAGAGGCGCACGTTTGGGCAGACAAGGCAATTGAGATTGATCCTTGCGGAGAAAATTATTACGAGAAGGTCCGCTGCTACTACGACTCCGGTGACTGGGGTGGGGTATGGGAAACATGTAAGCTTGTTGCGGCGTGCGCCAAGACGGATCACTACCTTTCATCCGAGGCGCTATGGCGTTGGCAACTTGACGATATGCGTGGATTATCTGCGCACTACCTAGGCGATAGAGATAAGGCTGTACAATATGGTGAGTTGGCGGTTGCAGGTAGCCCTGACGACGAACGCTTAAAAACAAACCTAAGGTTTTATCGAGCAGGAATCGAGGCACAACTAAATGGAACAGCCTGATGTATTTGTTGCAGTTCTTGTAAAGCAAAAAGAAGCCGTGCTTCCTCTATTTCTTGAATCACTTGAGGCTTGGGATTACCCTAAGGAAAAATTATTTCTTTACATCCGCACAAACAACAACACCGATAACACCGAACAGATCTTAGATGACTGGATAGAAAAAAACGTTCATCTTTATAAAGGCTGTGTGTACGATAAGCAAAACGTCGAACAGGCGGTAGAGCGTTTTAAGCAACACGAGTGGAACGGCGAAAGATTTAGAGTCCTTGCAAAAATTCGTCAACAAAGTTTTAACGAGTGTCTTGATACTGACTGCAAGTACTACTTTGTGGTTGACGTAGATAACTTTATATTCCCGGAGACGCTCAACGAGCTTATTAAGTTAGACCTGCCTATCGTAGCTCCGTTTATTCGCTACGCGGTTGCGTTTGGCGATAACGTAGACGACGAGGAAACTGCAAAGGAACGCGAAGGACACCTTGGACAGTACTACGCTAACTACCATCACATAGTAGACGACTATGGCTCAATTGTGTCAAGTGATCTTTACTACAACATCCTAGATCAAAAGGTTAAGGGACTTATCGAGTGCATGTGTGTTCACTGCACATACTTAATTAAGCGCGAGCATCTTTCAGAGCTTTCATATCTAGAGGATTCTGATCGCTGGGAGTATATGGTGTTCTCAAACTCCGCGCGCAATAAAAATATTAAACAGTATCTAGATAACAGAACTATCTACGGTATCCTTACGTTGTCAGAAAACGCAGGCGCATCGCGCTGGTGGTACGAGTATCTAAAGGATAAAGAAGATAGAGCTACGGCGTATAAAGATCGCTGGCTACAGTAGCGGTTTTTCCTTCTTAGGCTTCTTTTTCTTTTCCTTATCGCGCTCGCTCTTTGCTAGCTTCTCTTCGCGTTGAATATGATACGCATCAACCGCGTTCGCGCTTGTGCGTGAGCGCCAGGTAAAGTCACAAGCCTCACATTGAACAAGACGCATGGTTGCCCAACGTCCTCCACCTGGAACATCTACCACCAATGTCTTAAGTTTATTTGGTCGTGCGTTGCAGTAAGGGCATTGTGGAAAACGTTGTCTACGAGATTCCTGCCCGTTCCAGGATACGGAAAGTGTACGACGAATTTCTCCTTCGTCTTTTCCTCCCCAGATTCCCCAGATCTGCTTGTGTTCTAATGCCCACTTCAAACATTCTTTTCTTACAGGACATGAGAAGCAAAGATTCTTTGCCTGGTATTTTTCTGCAGGCTCGGATGAAAAGAAGAAGTCTCTAAAATCCTCGTTTACCTGTTGTCCGCATGCTG